TCTATTGCGTTCCACCAATAGCCGTTGATTAATGCTGAATTAGGACAGTCAAATACGATATCTCCGCCTAGTTTGGTATTGTGTACGTAATATACACCAGAAAGAATAGAACCTGGATGACAATGTGCGGAATTGTAAGCATGTTGTTTATTCATATTGACCCATATATCGTCAATGGTCGTAGGCGAGGTAGTTAATCCTATAGAATTTGCGTATTGTACACCTTGTTCTACGATAGAAGTAAATAAAGTATTAAGGTGTGGATGTTCTCCTACTAGGGGTTTAGATTGCCAACCACCTTGATTGGAAACAATACGTCCTACTGAATCTTGTTGTTGTAATGTATGGCAATAATTTGCGATAGAATCATTATCTAAGTCTAAATCTACTTGCCATATTCCTATTTTAAATAAGTCTGTTAACATACTATAATACTCCTCTTTTATAAGTCATCTAAATCATCAAGTGTAGTTTCGTCTAAATTTTGAGATGTAACGTTCATCACGTCTTTGTTTTCTCTTGTTGTAAATACATCAATATTATCCTCAGGATAGGCCACTCTTACACTATCCTTAATACATTCTAAGGCCATACTGTGTTTATCGTTAGTAGTAGATATTTTATGGCGAATTGATTTAATTAAGTATCTTCCTGACATATAAGGGTCAATATCTAATGGATTGTCAACACCAGCAGGTTCATACGCAGGCAATTCAAAAGCAATTAAATCACCTACACTTAAGCCTGTAAAACCTGGTACTTGTAATGATATATTCATACTTTCAAAGGCTAATCGTTGCGACAATCGTTTTGTATGTAATGTCGTAAAATCAGGTCTTTCTATATTTGGGTAAATATTAGATGTCGTGGTCTCAAAGTACGTTACAGTTTCAGGATCACTTGTAAATGTTTTACCATTGCCTACATTCATAAGAGGTACTATACCCTTATTGTCTGTGCGAGCACCTTTTCCATCATGTTCAGTATGAAAACTTTTTTCATATTCGGTTGCGTAATCAAAATTGGTTGTTTTAAAAGTTTTATTAAATAAGTCGTGTGAAGTTACTTGTGCATTATAAACACCATTTCTTAAATTTTTAAGTGTATTAAATTGTTCATTAATTGAAAATGAAAATACAGATTGCATTTCTTTTATAATATCTCTATTTCCACGTGAATCTCTAATATTAGCAGGTTTTTGTGCGAACTTAGCAACCACAGGCCTTGCCGATACACTTGCGACAGATAATAGATTTTCATATGATTTAAAATTAAAACCTAATGCTGTTTCGTAGAAGAGTAATCCATTATTGTTTAATCGTTTACTTTCTGCAATTTTACCTAACATATCAAATACCTCAAAAGGTCGGTTATTGGTAAATGCAAATTTACGAATACCTTTTGTTTCTTCGCATATAATAGTTTTTGTAGAATTTAATTCTGTACGCAAAATATTAGTGACCATATTATCTATAGTGTTTGTTAAACTTCTTCTTACCTTAGCCTTTTCGTTTGTTATCATCTCTCTACTTGCAAAGTGTAATACGTAAATTTGTGATCTAGCTGATATACCTTGTCTATTACTAATTTTGTATATAAACATAGGGTGGCCAGTTTGGGAAGTAAAGTCAAAAGATCGACTTGTACCTGGAGTAAAAAATCTAAACTCTATTCTTTCATATCCAGTAAGAGGTAAGTGATTAGCTACGTTTTGTGCGTCTGTAAGTACAATATTACCAGATAATGTTTTGTTTGTCAAGCTTTCATAAACGTTGATTTCGGTAACTAGACTTCGTATCGATATTCTTTTAGGTTGATTGCTGTTGCCATCTGCACTTACATATGATACAAGTACCACATCCGATAGTACATATTGACCAGCATTTTTCAATTCATCTGTATTGATTTGATTGTACATAATATTATTTTTGTATTAAACGTTCAAATTCTTCTATTAATAGTCCCAAATATTGTGGTTGTATTAGTTTAATACTTCTTATTTTGTCTTGTAATCTTTTTTCATATTCGTAATTAGATACTGAAGTTGCATTAGGAGTATTACTGTTAACTTCTATCTTGTGTGAATAGTCATTTGGACCTTGTGGTGATGTATGACCACTTGATTGTGTAATTTCATAATGATGTATACCAGCAGGATTTGAATATTTGTTCATCACATACTTTTCAAAATCACTATCAGATAAAGGCCAACCATAATATCGGTCAGTTATATTATTTGTCATTAAGATAACCCAATGCAATTCAGGATCACCAAAATGTTTATGTGCTATAATTTCAGGTGTTTCACCTGAAGGCACATCATAAGTATCGTAAAGTGATGTTTCATTTAAAACTTTACTACGCACTTTAACTCTTCTCATAATATCAGTAACAAGTTTTACGTTGCCGTTGCCAGCAATGTCATAGTTACCTTTTGGAAATTTACTAAAATAACTCATTAATATCCTTTAGCAATTGTTTCTTTTGTCATAATTTCTGTTTCTTGGAAAGTCAAACTTACATTTGTTATAACAGGTGAAGCACCGCCATTATCAGGCTTGAATGTTGTTACAACACCATCTGGTGCGTAGTCCACAGCCATAGAAGTTAATACAACACGGCTAATTCTTGGTATATAAGTGTTTTCATTTTCTCTATACATGTAAGTTACTTGAAATTCTGATGGTGAATTGAAATAACCTTTTGTGGATGATTGATATTCAGGTAACATATGAAATTTAAATAGTTGAATTATTTTATGCATACTATCTTTTTCTTTTTCATTCTTCGGTGCAAATTCAAATGGAAAATCAAAACTTCTAAATGGTACTGACTTAAATGTTAATTCACTAAAAGGGTTTACTGCCTGACCTTTTGCTTTGTCAAAAGCTGCTTCAGCTTGTTCAAGTCCTGGTATTAAACTAGCGGCACCAAATATTGCTTTTCTTCCTAAAACTTGTACTGCGTCTTTCATACCCTTACCTGCAGCTTTCAATCCTGATATAAAATCTTCAGATTCCATAGCAGCACTCATATTTGTTCCTAATAAACCTGCTAATCCTGTATCAATACCTTCGTAATTTGCTGAGTATGAAAATTTTAAAGAAGCAGCTGGTGTATATAAAATTATACTATCTGAAATATAGTTGTGTGTAGGTGTTCTTTCATTAAGTCCTGATGAAACACCTCTTAATCTACTTTTGTTTGCAACACCAGTTGTTTTAATATTTTTAATTCTATTTGTTTGATTTGTATTTTCACCTACAAGATTATCACCACTCTCCATTAATTTACCATTATTAAATGTTTGAGTTTTAAATTTTGACGCCTTGTGCATAACTACGTCAAAAATTACATAATGACCATCACCTAAATTACTGCACTCTTGTGGAAAGTATACCGTACCATATTGATATGGATTTTCTTTCATATGTGTAGTAGGGCTTAAACTCTCAATCTCTAAAGGAGATTTATTTAATAATTTAGCTGCTACTTTGGTTGCTTGACCTTGTTGATTTAATACGTTAGTAAGAGATGACGTTAAATTATTACTGACGTAACTGGAAGCACCTTGTTTGATGATGTTTGCTATTTTACTTGTAAATGCCATAAGTTCCTTTATATATACTGGTATATTTATATCAATTATGGCAAAGTCTTACAAAGGAATTTACAAACCCACCAACCCCAAAAAGTATGTTGGTGACCCAAATAGAATAGTTTATCGTTCTTTATTGGAAAGACGTATGATGTTATATTGCGACAGAAATCCATCTATTATTAATTGGGCTAGTGAAGAATTACCAATAAGATATTTCAATCCTATAGATAAAAAGTGGCACAGATACTTTGTTGATTTTATTATAAAAACGGATAAAGGTAAAAAACTACTAATTGAGATAAAACCTTCTCGTCAAACTAAACTACCAAAACCACCAAAAAAGAAAACAAAAGCGTATATGCGTGAAAGTTTTGAATATATCAAAAATCAAGCAAAATGGCAAGCGGCAACTGCTTATGCTGAAGATAATGGTGCTGAATTTAAAATAATTACTGAAAAAGAATTAGGTCAATATTAAGGTTGAACATAAGACAAATTAATAATTTAAATTAATAAACGTATCATCAGCGTTTTTATTATCAATAAATCCAGAAACTTGTTGAGATGATTGATTAATATTTGATTGACTAGGTGAATTATTAATAATAATTGGAGCCTGTGATTTCATTTCCATATTTTCTTTTGATAAACTTGTTAATTCATTAGGATCTGGAGCTTTACCTGTTCTCATAAATTTAAATTTTTCTCTATCAGATAATTCGAAAGGAGCAATGTGAGAGCCATGTTGTTCTTCCGATGCTTTAATAAAGGCTTCCTCATCAAATTTTTTTAGTTTTTCTTTTCTTTTATCAGCAGGAGATTTACCTATATTACCTCTTGTAGTTACTCCGCTGTCATCACCAATTTCACTTTGTATCACAGCAGCAGCCATTTCTCCTTCATCTGTAGCCTCTTTAATTTTTTTCTTTTCTTTTTCTTTTTTCATAGAAGAGGTTTCTAAGAGTTCTATATTGACACCAGGTATTTTATTCAATAATTTAATAACAGCGTTTATAGCAGTCTTAAAGAAATCTGTAACTCTTGTATATAAATCTTTGAAGAAATCACCAACACCTATTATGATTTCTTTTATTTTTGCACCAATGTCAAAAATTTTATCTCTAAAATAATAAATTCCAGCGATTACTGCACCGATAGCAACCATTATAGCTAATCTAGTTAGAGTAAAGAATTTAGTAAACTTACCTACTATATCCTTTAGACCTCCAAATGTTTTACCTAAATTTAGACCAGTAAAATACTCTATTGTTTGACCTGCTTCTTTAAATATACCACCTACTTGTGATACTGCGTCACCAATAGCAACAAAAGGTGCTTTTAAACTATCAAGTAAACTAGCTAAAAATGGTGGCATTTGTGTATCTGGTGTTTGATCACCAGCATTAGGATTTAATACATTAATCCCTTTTTCCAATCTCTCTCTAATCTTTGCTAATTCTTTTTCATCATCAATAATTTTTTGTTGTTCTTCTTGTGATAAAGATTCTTTTTCAAGTAACTCTTCTCTATTTTTTAAAATATCTTTTTCTCTTGTTTTTAATAACTTTTCTTCTTCTTTGATTAGTTTTTGTTTATCTTTTATTTCTTTATTTGTTAAAATTTTAGTTTCATATCTAAGTTCTTCGCCTTCTTTTATTATTTGTGTTTCAGCGACAATATTTTGAGCTCTTAATAATTCTACTTCTTGCTCTGACTCTGTTTTTTGTTTTTCTAATTGTTCTAATCTTTCACCTAAACCTTTATTAAAATCATTAATATTGATACCTAATTTATCAATTAAGTTTTTTACTTTATCCATTGATCTTTCAAATCTAGCGATGCTACCTGATTCTGCGTCTTCAATAATCTCTTTTGCAATATTAGCAGCACCTTTAGGTGTAATAACTGCTCTGTTACCAGCAATTACAGAATCCATGCTAGATTTAACAATAGATGTTAATAATCCTTTAATGTCGGTTGTGGTTGCCATTATTTCTTATCGTCTGATTTTGCTCTACTACCTGTATATAAACCAAACCAAGCAGCGCCAGCACCAACTACGATACTAACTAAGCCTGATTGTTCCATTGTAGGATTAGGTAAATTCATATACCATACTACAACCTTATATAATAGATAGATATATGTTGTAATGAATATTCTTGGAAATATTCTCCAACTATCAACAGCTCTCGCCAGGTGAATTAAATTAGAGTATGGATTTATTCCCAAATCTTTTATTGAAGTATCAACTTCTAAATCAACTTTAATCTTTTGTTTTGGTTCTGCAACCTTTATTTCTTCCATTATTTTTGACTCTCCCGTCTTCGTTTTTCGTTTTCTTCTTTAATATGAGTTATCAACATACCAACGTAGATATCTCTCTCCCAAGGAATTAGATTTTCTATTTCCGTTAATGAATATTTATGATGTTGTAATAATGCAAAATTTATTTCGTAGTAGGCCTCTAGGCTGTTGTGGGAGAGGCTAATTCGAAAAAATCATTTAATCCTTGTAAAACAATTTTACTTTTTACTTTTGTTTTAGGATTTTCCACTTCAAGTTCATGCCTTAATTTAGGCATAGTATCATAGAATAATTTTACTTTATTAAAATTGTCTTGGCTCAAATCGTCAAAAAATGATTTAAGTTCTTGCTTTGTTGTATCTTTTGCTGGATATATTTTTTCACCCTCAAAAATATGATCAACACAATCTATTAATGTATCAAATAATTCATCAACTGTTGCGTTTTCCATATCTAAGCCCTTTTTCAACATACCTAGCGTCGGATATTTCATAACAATACCAAGATTTCTCTTTTCGTCTATTAATACTCTATTAGAATGTTTATCATCAACTTCAACATTTACTGTTGTTAAGTCAACTTCAACATCTGCATAAGTTTTTTTGTCGTCTGGACATAAAACTTTAAATTTTGATATTTCACCTACTGATTTAGCTCTTATATTTAAAAATATATACTCTAAATCAAATAATGGTAAATTTTCAACATCTAACTTATTAAATGTACATGCATTTACAATTTGTTTGGTTGCTTCAGTCATTTCATTAGTGTCTTTTGACTCTAAAGCAATCAATAATATTTTTTCTTCTTTAACAAGAAAAGGTCTATACTGCACCTTAATATCTTGTGATGGTAACGACAACTCATATCGTGGCGTATCAATTTTCGGTAAACTCATTATAACTCCTTATTATATTAATTATATATTTAGTGGTGGTATTTTGAATGGTGGGAATACTCTACCACCTGTAATTCCACCAATTGGTACTCTTCTTCTTAAATCTTCAATTACTCCTCTTCCAGCTCTTCTTAGTTCTGGTGGTAATTTACCTAGTAAACCACCTAATAAAGATTTATTTTCTTTAATTGTAACATCACTAAAGTTAGGATTACCCAATTCTATTTTTCCTGCTTGGTCGATAAAATAATTTGTCCAATATCTAAATGCAAATGTTACACTAAATGTTTGTAAATTATTAACGTCATGGCTATAACCCACAGCACTAATTTGTTTTGGAAAACAATCATGTAATTGTACTGCGTATGTAATATCATCTCTTTCTTGCCTACTAGCAAAACTTCCTAACTGAAAGATGTTGATATTTGAAACATAATTATCATAATATTGCATATTAAAAGTTTTTGTACTAAAAGCTGATTGTTGCCATAATTCAAAATAACTACGTTCTCTTAAAAACTTATCGGTATAAAATTCTGCTGTAACATCTGCTGATTTAAAATCATATGCTATTTTTCTGGCTGGTGAATTACCATATTTTACTTCTTTCATAACAACTTCTCTATCTGGCATATCAATACTTGAACAAAAAGCTTGTACTCTTTTTGCATTTTGTTGTTGTACAGCTCTTAATTGATAATTTAAAGGAAAAGCACGGCTATTTTCATCAGCACCAAAAAGGTTAGCGTCTAAATCATTACTACCTGCTGTTTCAATATTTAAACCTTTTGGTAATTGAAACTCAACATAAAATCTTGCTTTACGAGCAAAACCTTCAGCTTCATTTACCATAGACTGAAATCTACCTAATGTAGTTTCAGGATTTCCACCAGCTTTCTGTCTTAATCTAGGATCACCTGTTACGTCATCTAAACTTCTATCTCTAGGAATACCGATACGTACATCAATACCACCTATTCTTTTACCGCCTCTAAGTATTGCCATTAAATTATTCCTCTACTTTGGCCATAAACATAACTTGCTGACCTTTTCTTAAATTGTTGTACAGGTAAGTAAACTGCAATAGCAGCTTCGTTAGCGTCTATTCTTAAAAAATTTGATCTTACATGTGACCATAAATATTTTTTAATTGTAGGTTTTACAATACCCATATTTTTAATTCTACTATAACTTACATCTAATCTTGTAGTTTCGTCTAATTTACTATTAGTAGCATATCTTTGTAATTGTTCTAATAATCTAAATCTCAATAAAGGTGCCAAATAATGAAAATTGATACCTAAAAATCCTCTAGGAATAGCCTCAATAGGTAAAACTAAAGGAAAAGTATCATAGTAAGGTAAACGATCTTTTGTTTTAGGGTCATAGAAAAACATATTTAATCTGCCTGTACTAGGTCTTCCGATTAATTTGCCTTGCCTCATTAATTTACCTGCTGTTACTTTATCAGCAATGGAGGATACAGCATTTCTATACCAGGAAGCACTTTTTCTAACGCCTCCTTGTTTATCTACCAGTTTGTCTAATATACTAGCCATATCACTATTTATATGTCGGAAATAGAAAAGGGGAGTGATATTTCTACCACCCCCCTAAAGTCTAAAGTGAGAGAGATTACTCTTCTTCAGCTAATTTACTAAAGTAAGACAAAGTATCATCTTCATCATCATCTAAATCAACTTTAGTATTAGAAGTAGAATGAGCAACTTCAGGACTTTTTACCGAACCGTTTGTCTTAGGCGGGAGGTCTACTGACTCAACAGTATCGGTATTTCTCGTTCCTGCAATTACCCTAATCAGTTTCTCTTTGAGTTCATCATAGGACTTAAAATTGCTAGGATCCAAGAAAGGTTTTAGAGCGTGTTGTTTCTTCCAGATAGCTTTGATATCATCATCACTATCTTTGATTTGAGAAACAGACTCAAACTCGGATTTATCATAATTCCAGTAACCATCTACTTTTCTAATTTTTAGTTTAAAGTTTGCACCTTTCCAAAAATCAAATGGGTTTATTGGTTGTTCATCTTCAAATGCTGGTTGCATAGCTTCAGTAATCTTATCAAAAATCTTTTTACCAAATTTGAAAAGAAATACTTTACCTTCATTTTCTGGATTCTTTGGATCACTTACTACAAGAATATTGCTGTAATAAGAGAGTTTTCTTTTTCTCTTACGAGCAATTTCTTTATCACTATCAACACCTGTATTCCATAGTCTTGTATTTTCTTCACTTACAGGATCTTTTTGATTTAATGTTGTTAATGAGTTTTCAATATACCAGCCACCTTTGTCTTGGAATGCGTGTGACCAAATTCTTTGCCAAGGCATATCTTCACCTTCACATGCTGGCAAAAATCTAATAACAGCATAACCGTTACCAGTTTTATCTAACTCTGGTTTCCAAAATCTGTCGTCTTGGTATTTGTTTTTGTTTGATTGATCTTCGGGACTTAATTTTTGTTCAAGTGCTTTGGTTAGTTTATCAAAATTACTTGAAGAACTTTTTAGTGTTTCGAAATCCATATTATTATCTCCTTATATTTTTTCGTA